CATCAACACCACTGGGGCTTCTAGCGTACTTCATTTCCTGCTTTGACTTGATATCCTTGCTCATTAAGAGCTCGGAGGTGGCTGGGTTGTTTTTAACAGCATCCCAGTACCCGAATTTGACCCCGATGGTCTTGAGGAATTTCTTCCTGACCTTGGGATCGCAAATTTTCCCTGACAGTTCGTGTACTCGGCAGTCGTCAGCTACCTCTTCCACTTTGGCCATTTCGCCAGCTTCTTCGTACAACGTCAGATCGCCATCTTTGGCGATCATGGCGGTTGTGCCGGCTTTCATCTTTGGGGTCACCTCCTTACTGGCCAGAACTCGCGTCTTGGTCCAGCCATCGGGCGAATCGTCTTTCGACTCAGCCCACTCAATAAAAGAGGCAACAGCGTCTGCTCCGAACACGTCGGTAGCATAGTCCATCATCCAGGGTCGATATCCCCCGGAATACGATAACTCGTCTTGCGACTCTGTCTTCCACCGCGCATACCATGAGATGAAGGGATTGGCCTTCAACTTACTTTCAGCGACCTCCACTTTAGGAGCTTCCCGGGCTATCTTTCTCGCCCAGTGAGACACAAGAGGTGTGTCAGGATCCGAGGCAAGAATGGAAGTGGTCTTGAGCAGTGCGATTTCTGCTACGCTGAAGGTGTGGTATTTCGTGGTGGCGGGGAACTGTCTCATGGTGCGGAGGAGGTCGCAGCAATTATTGCGCTCCCCGTCCCACACTGGAGGCCCGTAGACCCTCGAAAGGAAGGTCAGGCGTTCACCCTTTGACTTGAAGTCCACCGTCATCTCGAAGCCCCAAGACTTCGAGACGTTCACCCAATCCGCCTTGGTCGTACCTTTAGCGGAGGTGATGCTGTCGTCCCCTCCAAACATACCAAGGGCCCTGTAGGCTTGTTCGGCGGAGAGTTGCTTAGACCTGTAAATGCAAAAACATATGAAGGCTGAGCGGACGGTGTTGAGGATTGACGTGAAGGAATCGCCAGAACACTGCTGGCAGAATTGTTTCCACGTTGTTTTGGACTTGCCCTTGATTATGTTATAGTAAGTGGTTTCATACCACTCCAGGCACTCCTGAACTTCATCCTGATGGACAAATTTCGAAATGAGAGCCATGTCTAACATTCTAACGACCGAATTAACGTGACCGTCCATGCGGCTGAAGTCACCCTCTCCTACCTGCTCATTTCTGAGCTGGCAATCGAGAGCAATCTCAGCCACACGGGACGATACGCTACTTGGGCTCCGGCCGAAAGCATACCATTCAGTTTTCTTAGCTGCCTTAGACAAGGCGGCAGCAATCATCGCTGTGAACACACGGCTGACACCATCGATAGGTGTGATTCCACGTGGATCCTTCAACTTACCAATAATGGGGATCCCGTGCTCGAGGTCCCCGTTGGCATACATCTCGTTCTTTTGAAATGCAGAAGCATCGCCGTGGCCCTCAGATCCTGTTTTGTGGATGGCGGAATGATTCAAACATTCGTCCACCTTCAGTTTCTGCGTGGGACGCGACTGGTTAGCGATGACACCATCTATACCTCCGGCCGACTCCATGGAGATCGGACCGGCATCCTCGAACATCAATCCCACAAACTCCTCTACACGCTGGATGTGGTAGGCGCAGGGAGTAATGGGTTGTGGTCTTACAGATGTTATACGGCCCCGAATAAATTCTCTTTCATTGCCCTTATTAGTGTGAGCAACGACTCCAAACCCGGGAAGGGCTGGAGCGACAAAGAAAACCATCTTCGGTTTAAACTCATCGTATTCATCGGGATTTACGGTGTAGTGGTGTGG